GTCAAATTGTACTAAACCAGAAAAATTTGCAACATTATTAACAATAAGAGTTTCAGTTTTTAATTCGTTTTTAATATTAACATTATTTTCAACAACAAAATCGTTTGCATTTAAAACATTATTAACAGTAATTCTGTTAAAATTGTAAAATTCTCCTAAGAAATCACCTGCTGATATTTGCGTACTATTTATAACACTTATACCATTATTTCTAACATAAATATCATCCAGAATTTTATGGGAATTTGTTACATAGTCATAAACTAAAACATCATCGAAACATGATAAACCATTAACTTCAAGTTTTGCATTTTGTGTAACGACCGAACCAGTAACAATACCATTATTTAGAGTATTTTTAGTATAGCTTTTTGTGCTTGTTTTATTGATACCGATAGCGACATTATTGCGATCATCAATAGTCATCGCGGGATATTGTTCTTCGCGGGTATAAAATGGTATAGCATTAGATCCATATATTTCGTCTATCATCGACGATGATTTGCTGACATGAAATTCAAGGGGTGTTCCTTTTGTCGTAGAAATAATAGCAGGTGATATATTTGATCCACCAATTATACCCATGGCAAATTTACATGCTTCTTCTTCATTATTTACATCATTACGTATAGCAATATGCATGCTGTTAAATTTATTATTTGCTGTTGATACAATATTTAACGGATGAGTGTTTTCATATGTATCGACATATCCACCTAAAGTTACAAAACTTGTTGTAAAAACGTTTTTAACTTGATAATTTACTTCATATACATCTTCATAATTTGTATGAGTACCTGTTTGAAATGGTTGATTAACCGATATATTATTAGCATTAATAATAAAATCTCTTATTAAGCTGCTTGTTAGCGGATCGCTGTCTAAAACAATATTATTTAATTCTAATCCGGTTGCTTTGATAATACCTGTACAATAAATATTATCATCAACAAACAATGAAGTATCTGGTGTTAAAAAATTAGAACTTGCATTTCTGGAAGTATTAATAGCTACACCTTGCTGGTTAATTAAAAAGCTCCATTTGGCATTTTTCATATCATAATCAGAACTTTCTTCGTAATTTTTTTCACCAACAACCAAATACTCAGTGCTATTTAAATCAAGTTTATCAACATTCATGGCATTACCAATAGAATCGAGTTGTAAACCTATTCCAACTGAGTCAAGTTGTATTGTCGGTGCTATACCTTCATTGTTAATATAACTCATTTATTATGTTATTCTATTTAAAAGAAATATACTATTAATATTTATATGTATATCTTTATGTATAAAGAAAAAATGATATATAGTTATTTTGAATATAAATTATTAAATAATGAAGCGTATTGATAATATTCATAACAAAACAAAAGAAATTGATACTGAAAACTTACCATATAATAAAAAAAATATTTTGCTACAAGATGCGGATTTAAGAGATTTATTTGATAATAATGGGCTTAATGATATAAATTATAAAAATATTAATTTATATCGTGTAGCATTTGTTCATAAATCATATTGTACAATGAAAAATACAGATTTTGATAAAAGTAATATAAAATGTCCGAATGATTGTTTACCTCTTCAAGATATTTCTTACGAAAGATTGGAATTTTTAGGAGATTCTCTATTAGGAATGATAGTTGCAAGTTATCTTTACAACAGATTTCCTGATCAAAATGAGGGGTTCTTATCAAAAATAAGAACTAAAATAGTAAATGGAAAAATGTTAGGTTATTTATCAGATAAAATAGGATTTCCAAAATTTGCAATTATATCTAAGCAAGTAGAAGATGCAAATGGTAGAATTAACTATAAAATCATGGAAGATATATTTGAAGCATTTATTGGAGCGTTATATTTAGATTTTCAAACAAGCGAAGATGATGTAATAATGCCCAGTAATATTAATATTACGCCGATGTCGGGTGTAGGATATTATATTGTTGAAAGTTGGATAATTTATATTATTGAAAATTATATTGATTTTAGCGAGCTTATTATAGTTAAAAATAACTATAAAGATATGCTTGTATCGCATATGCAACATTATTTACAAGATATGCCTCAATTTAAAGAACTAAATGTTGTAACGCGTGATAATTTTAAAATATTTACATATTGCATTAAAGATAGAAACGGGGCTATTATTTCAACATCAACGGGGAAAAATAAAAAAGAAGCTGAAAATAATGCAGCATTAGAGGCTTTAAAATATTATAATGTAAATGTTAATGAATATAAGTCAAATATATAAGTATACATAACATTATTATTTATAATGAGTGATTTTAAGATTACACATTTAGCGCTTTCTGGTGGAGGGATGAAAGGTGTTATGTTTATTGGCGCATTACGATATTTATATTTAGAAAATTTGCTTAAAGATTTAACACATATTGCAGGCACTTCTATTGGATCAATGGTTGGATTAGCAATTGCATTTAAATTAACAATCGAAGAAGTAGAAGAAATTATTGATATTGCCAAAAATGATGCCAAATTATGTAATATATCCTTTAAAAAGTGCATTAATATAATAACAGATTTTGGATTATCAGATATTAATATATTTACAAATCATTTAAAAGGCGCGATTAAAAGAAAATATCCTGATATTGATAATGAAATCACTTTTTCTTATTTATCTAAAAGATTCGGAATCAACTATTATGTATCTACAACAGATATATACACATGTAAAAATAAAATATTTAGTGTTGAAACAACACCTGATGTATGTGTATTTAAAGCATGTGCCGCTTCTATGACAATACCTTTATTATTCAAACCAGTAAAAATAGATAATGAATACTATTATGATGGTGGATTAACAAATAATTTTCCTATTAAACTATTTGAAAATGTTCCCAATAATAATATTTTAGGAATGGTATTACATAAATCTTATCATAATAAAAACAAAGATGAAGATATAGTTTATGATAAGCCAAAACTTAATTTTATGTTTATAATTAAACAAATAATAAAATTATATGAAAAATTGAGAACTAAAGTTGTTCTCGGAGAGCTAATTGAAGAAGACAAAATTGATTATTATTATATTCCAGATAATATTCCAGATTTGCCAATGATGAATATAGAACTTATTAATAAAAATTTAATAATGAAACTGCACGATGAAGTTTATTTTAATTTACTTTATGCGGGATATGAAAGCATGACAAGATATTTCGATAATAGAAAAAAATTAATTGCGAGAGAAAAAACTATTATGCAAAGTTTTATTGATGATGAAAGGAGTCTTATTTAATATTTTATCTTTTGGTTTAGTTTTAGTGAAAATATTTTTGGGAACCTCCAATAAACGCGGTAATATTATATCATTAATAAGCGTGCTCATACATTTCATTTTTGTTAATTCAGCTCTTGTTAATTTATTTAATCTGTTATATAAAAATATAACAAAATCCGAAAATTCATTTGATGGATATCCAACATAATTTGTCCAAGCATTCTTGAATTTTTTCTTATTAGGGAATGCGTGAAATATTCTTAAATAATCCTCTGTAACATCATCATTTATTGAGTCCGCGTTTATTTTTTTAGCAAATCCAAAATCAAATATCATAATATTGTATTTGCTACTTTTTAAATAATAATCGACATCATTTATTATATAATGATAATATCCTTCTTCTTTATTGCGATGATACAAAAAATTACCATAATGACAGTCATTATGTGTATAACCTAAATAATGAAAAGTCATAATAGATAATATTGTTTGAATAAAAACATTATAAACTGACGAATCATCAATTACATATGTTTTCATTTTGTTTAATTGTTTTAAATCGCCATGTGCAAGTTCGTTTAACAATATATAATATATTTCATTTTTAATAATATATGGAACATTTTCTGTTGCATTTGCACACATAAAAGATTTATATGTAAAAACAAAATGTTTAGATAGTTTATTTCTTAGTATATTTTGCGTTATAATATTATTTATTTCATTTTCAAATGAGTTTTTTTTATTAACTTTCATAACTTTAGCTGCAATTGGATATTTGCCCAATGTTTTCTTTATAGATGTTATAAAAATAGATCCGTATCGACTATCTGAACCTATTTGTTTTTCTAAATTTACGGTATTATCAATACTATAACCGTCATATAATTTTTTCCCCTTTGAATATTTATTTGGCAGCAAACATGACAATTCTTTGATGTTTTTAAGTTTTTTACATATATATTTATAATACTTAGAGCGATTATCAATAGAATATTTATTTTTTATATAATGTTTAACAAATTTTTTTATATATATGTTACTTTTTGATGTAGATATACTATCATCATCTACATCATTTAAATTATTAATAGTAATTTTATTTGAAAGTCTACTTTGAGACAATGTTAATGTATTTCTTGCAAATGCATTGCCTCTTTGAAAATAAAATTGTTTATGGTAATCGTTATCTATTTTTGAATATTTATTCATTAGATTTCCTACTATATAATAAATATATATATTTATAATAGTAGTTCAATTATGGAACCATTTGTATTTATTTTAGATTTAGATGGTACTATAATTGGTGATTGTAGCTATCAATGTGATTTATACAATATTCAAGACATATTTAGAAGAAATATTAAATTATCTCCAAAGTTTACCAAAAGCAAAACCGAATGTGATAAAATACTAAATAGTAGTTATAGTACTGAATCTTTGCTAATTAGACCATATTTTGTAAAGTTTTATGAAACAATTAAAAAACTTTACCCAAATAGCTTTATTTATGTATTTACTGCATCGGAAAAAACTTGGGCACATAAAGAAATAGCAATAATAGAAAAGCAAAATAATATTAAGTTTAACAGACCAATATTTACACGTAATAATTGCATTATTGATAAAAATGGTATGATAAAAAAATCTGTTAAAAAAATCACGCCTATATTAATTAAGTCTATGAAAGTTAATAAATCATATGATATTAGTAAAAAACTTTTGATAATTGATAATAATCCAACATTTATAGACTATAAAGATAACTTTATATTATGTCCAAGCTATAATTATATTAAATTTAATAATTTATGGGATGGTATTAATAATGAATATTTTAAATGTAAAGAATTAAAAAATTTTATATTAAGGTTAACGATGACTAAAAAAATGCATAATATTAAGCAACTATCAAAACCAGAAAAGCAAGAGAAATTGCACAAATGGTTATATAAAAAACATAAAGATATTAACAATTATAATTGTAATTATATGAATGATACTTTTTGGAGAGATTTAACAGTTTTAATGAGACATCATAATATTAAAGAGTTTAATAAATCAATAGTAACTTCTATACAAAAAAGTATTAAGAATTAGTACATACTAATAATATAAATGATATATATAAGTTTTGATATAGGAGTTAAGAATCTTGCGCTATGTATTTTAAAAAAAACTGATAAAATAGAAATATTAGATTGGCGCATTATATCAATAGCAGATAGTAAAAAAGAATTAAAGGGAATTGATGACACGTCTGAAAGAGTTTATTATGAAATGGATAATATTGTTGGATTTATTAAAGAAAACGGGTATGAAAAAATAGACTATGTGTTGATTGAAAATCAACCATCAAATTTAAACGGAATTATGAAAACAATACAGCATATAATATATAATTATTTTAGTTTAATTAAACATTGGGATAATGAAGTCGAAAATGTAGTATTAGTTAATGCATCTCTTAAAACAAAAACGCATGATTATACTCCAGATATAAAATTGGCCGATGATATAAGCTGTGTTAAAAATTCCAGAAATTTCAAAAAAAATAAATACCAATATAATAAAAAACTTAGTATTGCAATTTGTGAAAATTATATTAAAAATAATAGTTATTTAATTGATTTATTTAAAAATAATAAAAAAAAAGACGATTTAAGTGATGCATGTTTACAAGCAGTATCATATATTAGAACAAATATTAAAGGAGAATCTTTAGATAATTATAATATATTATATTAAAATGAATATATTACTAATATCAATGTATAGCAAAAAATGGAACTGGGAATATCAACACAAGTTGTATAAAAATGCAATTGGAAATAATGCTAAATTAATTATTAAAAGATATCATGATGTATCTGGTATTAAAAAGGCTCTTAAAAATAAAATTGATGGTATAATAGTTAGTGGTTCTGATTTTTTCATTCTTGATAAAAAATCGCCACATGTACCAAATATTATATTCAAATATAATATACCTATATTAGCAATATGCTATGGTCTACAATATATAGCAATAAAATTTGGTAAACGTTCAAATATAAATAGTTTTAAAAAAGGTATGAAAAAATATACTAAAACAATTAAACTAAATTATCCTTTTAAGGTAAAAAAATTGAAATATACATATTATCATCAAGATTATTTAGTAGGAATAGGTAAAGAATATAAAATACTAAAAAAAATGAATAATAAAATTGTTATAGCTTATAATAAAAAAAAGAATATATTGGGTATTCAATTTCATGCAGAATATATACCTAAAACTGGTAAAATATTTTTTAAAAAATGGCTCGAATTTATTAAGAAATAAGCTAATATAAATTATGCGTATTTATGTAAATATATAAATTATTGTAAATATATAAACATTTAAATACCAAATAATATATAATATGTCATTAATATCAAATTTAAACAATAAAGGCGACGATTTAATAGAGTTGAGTAAAGATAGTTTTAATAATAATTCATTTAATTTTAATATACCAAATAATTCTAAGCCATCAGGTAATAATTTTAGTTCAAAAAGTGCTTTTATAGATGAAGGATTATTCAATAAAAAGAAAATTAGCGACGATGTAATATCAATGTCATCGCGTTCTTCAAGAGCAAGCTCTGCAATGTCTAATAGTAAATATGATAAAGCTAAGTATATGAAAAACATGAAAAGCATATACAAAGATAAAAAAATAAATCGCGATCAAGATATGGATACAACATCTGAAAGTGGTGTTAGTGTAGCAAGTAGCGAAAA